GGGTACTTATCTGTATACAGTTGAGGATGAATCGCACCAGATAGAACCCGGCACATTTTTTTGGTTCGACAATAAGAGAGTTCATGAATCGTATAACAATGGCGATGTTGATCGTCTGACTTTTGTTTGGGATGTTCCCAAGGGTAGAAGGAATCCGTAATGGCAGAGGTAATATCACTAACGGACTTGATTGAGTCTAGACTCAAGAAACAGCAAGAGATAGAATATTATCAGGAAAGCCTAGAAAGATTACAGATAAAGATTGGTGAACTGGGTACGGAAGTCAGTATCACCACGATAATTATTGACATGATTGAGTCCGAAAGGGTCTTGACAATTGATGAAAAACAAGGTAAGATGTTACTATTAGATGAGACAAGGAAAGAAGAATGAGCGCTGTTATGGATACCATTGAGGAAATGCAATGAATATTTTCTACCTAGACCGTGACCCCGTTATTGCTGCACAGATGATGTGTGACAAGCATGTGGTCAAGATGATACTGGAGAGCGCACAGATGCTCTCCACTACACATCGTGTTCTTGATGGTGATGAGATTGCAGACTCCAAAGGTTTGTACAAGATGGCTCATAAGAACCATCCAAGTACTATTTGGGTGAGAACTAATTCATCAAATTATGATTGGTTGTGGCAACACATGGATGCTATGATGAAAGAGTATACCTATCGTTATGGTAAACACCATGCGACAGAACGGCTGACACACTATCTTTGGGAACATCCTAAGAATATTACTCACGGCGATTTCAGTGATCCACCTCAATGTATGCCTGAAGAGTGCAAAGATGAGGACACAGTGCTTGCTTATCAGAAATACTATATAGAAGAGAAGTCATACTTTGCAAAGTGGAAATGCAGAGATATACCGGGGTGGTTTAATGCATCGAGAGAGTTATCAGAATTACATGGCTCGGCGAATGCTTGAGGACAAAATAATTACACCTCGACCCGGTACAAGACCCGGATTGACCAGTATAGAACGAAATTTATATCAACGAATAGAAGAACTGGAACGTAAGGTGGCAATGCTCGGTAGTCATCCTAAACAATTGGAGTTAGATTTATAATGCCAACATATACATTTTATGATAGCAAGACAAAAAAAGAATGGGATGATATGATGCCCAATTCGGAACGTGAAGAATACCTAATTAATAACCCACATATTAGTCAAATCCCCGGCGGGTTTGCTACTGTTGGTGATCATCTTATGGGCGTTGGTCCAAAACAAGATAATGGTATGACAGAGAACCTTCAACGGATTGCTGAATCACATCCGGGCACTCCTATAGCAGATCGATATGCACCTAGTGCTTCAAAATCTGCTAAAGATATTAGAACACGACAGGTTTTGAAAAAACATGGTGTTATATAGTATAAATAGAATTGATGCTGCCGAGAAATCAAACTTCAGCACTGATGCACAGCGTCAATGGAAGCTGGGAAGTCACTCCGGCAATGCATCAGAGGGGGGTTCGCCCCCCTCTCCCTACTTTTTAAGGATATATAATGGCAAGCGCTAAGAAGAACAAAGAGATCAATCACAACAATCTGGTAGCGATTAAACCCATCACTGATAATCAGACGGTGGTATTTGATTCGTTCAAGAAGGGTAAGAACCAATTCCTATTTGGTGCTGCGGGTACAGGTAAGACGTTTAGTGCGTTGTTCCTTGCAATGCAAGCAGTTATGGATTTGAAGAGTAAGTACGAGAAGGTAATTCTGGTTCGCTCTCTTATTCCCACACGGGAGATTGGTTTCCTGCCGGGTGATGAGGAAGACAAGGCTGCACTCTATCAGGTGCCATATCAGAACATGGTACAGTTCATGTTCGAACAACCCAATGAACAGGCATTCAATAATTTATATGATCGCCTCAAAGGACAGGGTACACTCCACTTCCTATCAACTTCTTTTCTAAGGGGGTTGACATTTGATAACGCAATCATTATAGTGGATGAATGTCAGAATATGAATTTTCATGAGCTGGATACTATTGTCACCCGTGTCGGTCAGGATTCAAAGATTATGTTCTGTGGTGACTTTGATCAATCTGATTTACAAAGGACAAATGAAAAAAATGGATTACATGACTTCCTCAGAATTCTTGAGGAGATGGATGAGTTTAACTGTACTGAGTTTACTATCGGTGATATTGTCCGTAGTGGCTTCGTTCGTAGTTATCTCATTAATAAGATTAAGCTTGGGATAGGAATGGAATAATGGACTTACAAGTACTAAGAGAACAACTAGAAATAGACGAGGGTGTGAAATATGAGGTATATAACGATCATTTGGGTTATGCTACTTTTGGCGTTGGCCATCTTGTCCTTGAGTCTGACCCCGAATATGCTGATGAAATCGGAACTCCCGTCAGTGAGTCCAGAGTCATTGAAGCCTTCGAACAAGATTGCGAAAACGTCCTGTCAGACTGCAACATCCTTTACGAAGACTTTGAAGATTTGCCAGAGGAAGCTCAACAAGTAATTGCTAATATGATGTTCAATATGGGGCGTCCTCGTTTGAGCAAATTTAAAGGTATGAAACGTGGTGTCGATTCTCGTAATTGGAATGAGGCAGCAGATGAGATGGTAGACAGCGGTTGGTACAAACAGGTCACCAATAGAGCAGATAGACTAGTAGTAAGGATTCGTGCATTGGCATAATGAAAAATGGATAAAGACCTAAAACTTCCAAATTATTATACCCAAAGACAATGGGATCGTACTGTGGGTTTTGGTAAAATTCCTAATGAATATTCTATAGAATATTTAAAGAAAAAAGATATTGATAAAAATGATGAAGAGTCAGATAAATAATGTTTAATCATGTAGGGGTGGAGTTGCAACCCATAACGGCAACTAATAAGGACGGTGTGCGTCTATACGCAACACCAGAGGGTAACAAGTACCCATCAATCACAACGGTCCTATCAGTCCGTAACAAGAAGGGGCTGATGGAGTGGCGTAAGAGGGTAGGTAATGAAGTTGCCAACCATGTCGCACGAACTGCTGCTAATCGTGGCACTAAGGTTCACCACATGTGTGAGGACTACCTCAACAACATGGAGTCCAATTATCCATCCAAGTGGGCAGAACACAAGAAGAATTTCTTACCATATTGCCTTTTTAGTCAATTAAAGTCTGTCCTATGCAATATTGATAACATTTATGCTCAGGAAGCAGGGCTCTATAGTGATAAATATAAGGTAGCGGGAAGGGTTGACTGTATCGCAGAGTACAATGGTGTACCGTCTATTATAGATTTTAAAACGTCAACCAAAGAGCGTAAAGATGAATGGAATGAGAATTATTACATTCAAGGTTCTGCATATGCAGAGATGTTCGGAGAACGAACTGGCATAGAAATCTCTCAGGTAGTGATTTTAGTAGTAACAGAGGATGGAACTGTCCAAGAGTTTGTAAGAGACAAACACGAATACCTTGATGCTCTAGTGGAAACCGTTGCAGAATGGAGCAAACAGAATGAAACATCTAGTAGCAGTACTGGCAGTGTTTCTGTTAATGGGTAATCAAACCTTAGCGCAAGAAACAATTCCAGAACCAGAAATTTTAGAAGACTTACCCGATTTTGTGATGGTAAATAAACCTGTGGTATGTGGACCTATAAAACAAGTTCTTAAAAAGATTAAAGAGTTTAATGAGGTTCCCGCAGCTGCGTGGATGGAATCAGAACACAAAACTGGTATTGGATTCTGGATAAACGAGAATACTGGAACAACTACAGTGGTAGAACTGGTGGGTGATAAAATGTGCATTCTTAGTCAAGGCATGAATGCAGTTCTAATGCCTAACGCAGAAAAAATTAAAGGAATGCCAATAAGGCACTTGACTTATTAGTCCCCGTGTGTTATAAATAAGATACAATTTGATGATACGAATTGATAGCTGAACTGGACGTGGGGGCAGTACCCACCGCCTCCACCAAAAGGAGATTAATATGGTTAGGTCAATGATAGGGGATTCTGATGAAGAACCCTCTAGTACGAGAGGTAAGTAAGTGGATGTTTAAAGCATATATTCTTTGGAGCATATGTGCAGACATAACCTTACTTGCCGGTATAATTTACTTAGTCTTCTTTTGATGGGGGCGAAATAGGATCGACAGGCAGGGACGGATGAGTGGAGAATTGTCGGATGACTACGTTATCGGTCAAATTAGTAAATGCAAACGATAATATTGCATATCAAGATTTCGCTCTAGCAGCGTAATTGGATAGGGTTTCGGTAGGTTTCCTAGTAACAGAATAACCTACCACTTTATTCAAAAAGAGTATTGACAAATAGGCTAAAGTCTGGTATACTCTGTAAATAATGTCACTGATGAGTTTGTGAAATCCAAACGAAACACTTTGTGTCTGACAATATTGTCTACCATCATCTTGAAAGGATGAACACTACATGACTACGACTACGACTACGAAGGCAACTAAGGTTATTGCCGCTCTCGAAAACGGTACTGAACTTACTGCAAAGCAGATTAGCGCACGATATGGCGTCAAGAACGCTCGCGCTCTGATTAGTTCCCTTCGTATGCAGGGATACCCTGTGTACCTCAACAAGCGGGTCAGCTCGTTTGATGGTGAAACTTACAGCAAGTACCGTCTGGGTACTGCATCACGTTCTGTGGTTGCTGCTGGTTATCGCGCAACTGCGATGAGTGTTTAACTAAACACCAAACAACGGGTGATGCCGTAATACATCCGAGGGGGGTCCACGGTTAACCCCCCAACCTTTTAATTAATTAAAGAGTACAAAATGGCACTGAACACCTCAAAGACATTTTCGATGGAAATTGAACGCATTGCAAATGAAAAGAATATAACTCATATGGAGGCCGTCCTTGACTATTGCCATCGTCAAGAGATTGAACCCGACACAGTGGGTCGCCTTATTTCCAAGAGTCTCAAAGAGAAGATTGAGGCTAACGCACGGGAATTGAACTTTCTTCCTCGACAGGCACAACTACCTGTATGAAACACCTTAAAGAAAATAACACTAACTATTTTATGCACCTTGCTCATGCGTGGGTAATGGCTACCGTTCTAATTATTCACGGGGTAATCCCCTGCATTTTAACTGATTGGGTATCGAAGCGTATCTGTAATGGAACCGATTGACGTTTATCTAATGTACTGTGCTATGAAAGCACACTTTGGTAAGAGCGACTATGACTTTGTGACATACAAGGGCAAGACTCGTATCAAACGCGATACCTTCTACAAACGCAAGGACAGGTCGTTCTTCGTTAGATTGGCTCGCAAGTACAAGACAGAACAAGAAATCCAGAACTACTTTGTAGCAAATTTCATCAAAGATAAGAAGGGGTATATTGCCAACTTCAATGATGAGAACCATGAATCATGGAAACTTAAACGTCAGGGTTTCTTTGAAATGTTTGAGGTAGAGATGAAACCTCTAGTGGATGCGTTTGAGGATTTGTTCAAAATAGAAAA